CAACGGTGCGATGCTTGTATCCCAACGTGGCACATCCTTTACTAGCGTGGCAGATAATGCGTATACGCTAGACAGATATCGTCTTACAGAAAATACAAGTGCAGTTGTCGATATGTCTCAATCATCAGAGGTTCCATCAGAGGGGGGTTTTTCTAGTTCATTGAAAATTGATGTTACTACTGCTGCAACGCCTTCTGGGGGTCAGGCTTTTTGCTTGAATTACAGAATGGAAGGCTATGACTTTTTGCCTTCTGATTATGGTAACTCAAACGCCAAGTATCTCACGCTTAGTTTTTGGGTGAAGAGCAATGTAACCGGAACCTATCGCCTGACTTTTATTGCTCGTAATGGTTCTGGAAATCGCAGCATAGGAGCAACTTACACCATCAATAGTGCTGACACTTGGGAGAAGAAAGAAGTTTTAATTATACCTGACACAGCTTCTACGCCCTATCAGACAACTGATGAAGGATTTCGTATTGAGTGGTATTTAGCAAGCGGCCCTGACCGCACCACTGGGTCACTGCCAACATCTTGGGCCACACTGGATAATGCAACGAGGGCTACGGGACAAGGTGTAAACTTAGCCTCAAGCACCAGCAACGAGTGGTACATCACCGGCATCAAGCTTGAGGTTGGCGAACAGGCCACGCCGTTCGACCATTCAGAAAGCTATGGCGAGACTTTGGCTAAATGTCAGAGGTATTATCAGCACTCTGGTTTTAACGGCGGGCAGACTTATGGCGGCGGTGGGGTTTCTATGACGGCGTTTAACGCTAGCGAAGCGAGTGGGCAAGTTGCTTATGCCACAACAATGAGAGCAGCCCCTACTGTCAGAACAAAGGACGCCGCTGGAAATATTGGGGGTATTCATAGGGCTGGTACAGGGGATGTAACATCTGGCGTCACAGTTGGATGGACCGGAGGAACATACAATAACCAACTTGGGTTTTCTCAACTTGGAAAATCTTCGGCGTGGTCCGCTGGTGATGTGTTAGTTGGCGGCTGGGAAGCAGATGCGGAGTTGTAAATATGAGTGAAGCTATGGTTATTTCAAACGCTAAATATGTTGCCAGTTCAATCAGCAATGAAAACGAGATAATTCATTGTGTCATTGATGGCACTGAAAGCAACGTCCCCCTCGCACCCGGCAACCGCCACTACGACGAAATCCAGCGACAGGTCGCCGCCGGTACGTTGACCATTGCGGACGCTGAGTGATGGCCGAGGAACAAAAAATATTGCTTGATGTTGCCGCCGGTACAGGCACCGCTGCTGCTTGGATGGGGATGGCCCCGGATATCGTGGCGGTGATCACCGGAATATATATTTTGGTGAGGCTGTGGGAAACGCAGACCGTCAAGAAGCTGACCGGGCGCGAGTGATGTGGAGTTTTTGCACGTCTTTGTCCTATACGTTTACTTGGAAGGCAAACGTGTTGATCCGCGCGATATGATGTTTGAATCGATTGATTCCTGCTTGTATTTCAGCAAGCGGATTTCCAGACAGGGAAAATCGATCACTAGCTACTGCTTACCGACTAGAATCCCGAAGCAAGATGCAAAGGTGTATTGATGATCGCGATCCCAATGATTGACCTGATACAGGTCGGGCTATTGCTGGCGATCCTTGTTCTTGTAACGAGGCGCTAATGCTTGCGGAATTGGCGGCTTGTAATGCGGCATTTTCGGTGATCCGCACGGCCATTGCTAATGGCAAAGAAATTGCCGACGTCGGGTCGAGCATCGCATCCTTTGTCGGCGCGAAGGAAGACCTGCAACGCAAAGCGCAGAGGAAGGGCGGTGGCTCTGATCTTCAGGAATTTCTGGCGCTCGAAAAGATCAAGCAACAAGAGGCTGAATTAAAGCAGATCATGATCGCTGGTCGTCCGGGCCTCTGGCGCGAGTGGCAAGCATTTCAGGCCAAAGCGCGGGTCGCAAGACGTGAGGCCGAGATAGCCGCCGCGAACAAGCGCCGCAAGATCATCGACGCATCGATCATCGCGGCGTTTGTTGTCGGATGCTTAGCGGTCATCGCCGGGCTGGTTCTTCTGATACTGCATGAACAGGGGAGACTGTGACCGGATCAGCCACGACCACTGGCCTGATGGGGGAGTACATCACGGCAGCGATAATCTTGGGGCTTGGCTGGCGCGTTTCACACGCGCAGCAGGATGCTGTTGATCTGGTGGCTTGGCTTGATGGCGTCTTCATCCGGGTGCAAGTGAAGTCGGCGCATCTACGCAAACAGAAGGATCACAATCCGGTCTATCAATTCCAGAATGGATCGGGCCGGGTGAAAAAGACGCTGCCGACGCTGGACAAGATGGACATCATCGCTCATTGCGCCATCGATCAGCGAAAGGTACATTTTCAAGCAGCGTGCTGTGTGAATCAGTACAGCCAACGCAGACCGCCGGGATGGTTTCAAAAGCCGGGGCTCGAAGAGGATAGCTGGGAAAGGGCGGTCGCAATTATTATGGAGACGCGGAATGGATAAGGATAAGTTGCGCGAAGAAATCGCATCGGATGAAGGGTGCCGGATGGAGATATATCTGGATCACCTTGGCCTGCCAACGATGGGCATTGGCCACCTGATCACGCAGGATGACCCGGAATACAACCAGCCGGTCGGCACCGTTATCACAGAGGAACGGGTGCGGCAGTTGTTCAACCTCGACATCGCTGTCACGCTTGAAGACTGCCGGATGATATATCCTGACTTTGAGTCGCTGCCAGAAGAGGCGCAGCTGGTCATCGCCAATATGTGCTTCCAGCTTGGGCGTCCGCGCCTGACAAAATTCCGCAAGATGAAAGCAGCGGTTGATGAGCGCCGCTGGAACGATGCCGCCGATGAAATGGTGGATTCGCGCTGGCACGATCAAACACCAAACAGGGCAAAGCGTCTTGTGAAGCGGATCAGGGATTTAGCCGATGGCTGAAATAACCTTTGAGCGCATCCTGAAATGGAAGCTGCTGGTCCGGGCAATGATGGCCTGCTTCATGCTGATGTCGTGGAATGTTTGCTCTTGGTTTATGGCCTTGGGGGCCGAAGCCACGACTCAACAGGCCGCTTTCGTTAGTACCATCGTCGGCGCGGCCACCGGTTGTTTCGGCATCTTTGTCAATTCGGAGTCGAAAGAATGAAGTGGCTGTTGCTGATGGTGATCGCCAGCGCGGATGGCGAGATCGCGGTCAATGTGCTGTCGGCGCATGAGACGATGGCAGAATGTCATGTAGCTGGTACCTTTCTGACGTGGTCGGAAAGGATGCCGGTGAATAAAGAGGCTCTATGCTTCCCCACTGAATTTCAATTTGAGGTGATGGAATAATGCTGGCAATTCTTGGAAAGATACTGGGATCGGAAGCGGTCATCTCAAAAGGGATGGACCTGATCGATGATATGCACACCTCTGACGCAGAGGGGATCGCGGCCAAGAGCAAGGCGAAGACTGACCTGCTGGCGGCTTACCAACCGTTCAAGCTGGCGCAGCGGTACATCGCGCTGATGTTCACGGCGATGTTCCTGTTCATTATGGCGAACGGCGTTGTCGGTGCCCTTTATGGCGTGATCGATATGAACAACGTTCAAGCTGCAAAAGACTTTGCGTCGGAAATGTGGCTTGGCGAAATCATGCTCGGCATCGTTGGGTTTTACTTCGGCGGCGGTCTGGCTGAATCAGTAAAGAAGAAATAAAAAAAGACCCGGTGGCTTGAAACCACCGGGCCAGTCTCTAGGGAGGAACGATGATGCCACCACGCATCATCACGTCAATTCTATGTGGCGTGGGCTGGTGCGTCTAGCCCTTTCTTTTTCGACCAGCTTGTTGATATGCACTGCGACGGTCCAGAGGCTGATGCCCATCTTTTCTCCAATGACGCGCATCGGTGGCGTGTAACCGTTTTTTTTCTGGAAGGCAGCGATTTCGTCATAAACGCGCTGTTGTTGTGGTGACAGGTCTTTCATGTATCGATCTCCTTGATCGTCAGGGTTTTCTGGCGCACGGTCCGCGCCTCTTTGGCAGGCACAATCCTTTCGGGCTGCGCCTTGAATTTACGCATCGGCCACTTGATCATGACGCGCTGGTTGCCAACCATACCGAGGGCCGTTTCGTGCTGGCCCATCTTTTCCATCAGCGTGATCTGCGCGTCTTCGACATCCTGTTCAGCGTCAGCCTGCTTGCGCTTGGCCAGCAGCAGCTGTTCAAGTGCAATCATCGCATCCGCGTCATCCGGGTCTAGCTCCAGCGGCGGCAGCTTGCCGTCTGTTTTGCTATGCACCAGAACAGCATCGCCTGCCGTGGTCCAAGGATAGAAATCACGCTCTTGCCGTCGCCTCTCGAAATCAAGGATGGCATCGCGGATTTGCATCTGCATCACCGGGTCCGGGCGATACAGGAAGACCCGTAATTCAGTGCCTTGATACAGGACGCACACCGCCAGCCACTTGGCCTGCGGCACGCACATCAGCTGCCCTTGGCCCTGTAACGGGCCTCTGAAGCGTGCTGGCGTGGTTTCGGGGAATGCGCTGGTGTTCTTCATCTCCAGAAGCCCCGGCCCCGTCAGATCGATGCTTTCGGCGTTTATGACATATATGCCCTTGCCAGTGTCGGTGACAAAGGTATCATGCCCGGTCCCCATCCCATCCAGAGACGCCGCAAAAGGCAGCGTCTCATGCGGGAAGGCGTGATCGAATTCCAGTTGCAGATCGGTCAAGCCAAGCCGCCTTGCAGCTTCGGTGCCGATCTGGCCCTCGAATTCGTTGCCCCAAAACGCCGCTTCACCGGGGTTGAAGTCTTCGATGGGCATGTTGGCGTCACGCTTGATGAATTCATCCAACAGCGCGTTTTGCGTCATGTAGGGCGAGGCATTCAGCAACACCGGGGTCAAGGACGCCGAAAGCTGTGAATCGTCAGTCAGCTTGCCGACCATCACATTGCCCCCCCAAATTTGGCGATCAGCGCCCATACGTTATATTCAGTCGTCACCGCGTTGGTGCCGAAGACAATCAGCAGTGTTGCCAAGAACAACATGCCGACAAAGTCGATGATGATGGTTCGCATCTTAACCTCCAATGATGCTGTGACCGCGACCGGCGAGGCACTTGTTTAGCCGCAATCCACCGTGGTCGTATTGCATCCACGACAGCGATTGATCGACCAGCTGTTTGCATTCGGCAAGGTCGCGCTGATACAGGTGCGCGGCATCGCCGGATGCGCGAAGATCAGCGACCGGCGTGTATGAACACGCCGATGCTGACAAGGTGATGATGAGGATGAGGTGGCGCATTAGTCTGCCATCTCAGGAATGGGGAAAGACGTTTCGCGCGGGTCGGGGATGCCATCGCGGACATCCATCTCCAGAAGCTCGGCCTCATATTCGTCAAGCGCCTCGCGCAGTTGCGCCATCTTAATCGCCAGCGAATTATAGTCTTGACGATTGGGCAGGACGCCCATACCGCGCAAGCCGAAGCTGTCGAGATTGAAATCAGCGCGGCGAAGATGCGTCCGAGCCTCGGTGATCGCCGCGATGGCGTTTTCCCGATCAGTGATCCAAACGCCGTCCTTGTGGAAAATTGTCTGTGGGTTTTTCATCGTTTTGTCTCCCTTCGATGATGGGCGGGGCCGAAGCCCCGCCGGGTGATTAGACAGCTTCCCAGCTGTCGCGGATACGTTGCTCCATAGCGTCCAGCGCATACAGACGCGCCTCTTGTGCTTCGGCACCACCGTCAAAGTGGTCGGCTGGCGAACTCTCGACCATCCGAAACTCGGTCAGCACAGCCGCAAGATCGTCGCCATACCAGCCAACATATTGCGCGTGAAAGTGATCTACCATTTCGTTGAATGTCATCGTTTTGTCTCCCTTCGATGGTGGGGGCGGGGCCGTTAGGCCGCCGCCTTTTTAATTTCGGATTTAATGGCCGCCTTGACCATCTGGTGACGGCGGCGGTTGCGGCGCTCGCACAGGTTGCGCCAGTGCTTGCTGCCGTCCTTCTTGTCAACGCTGGTGAAGGTGTGCCACAGGTCGGTGCCGTTGGTGAACCAGCCGCGCAGGACGCGGGCCTTGTATCTTTCCCAGACACCCTCGACACCATCGGTCAAGATTTCGACGGTGAAGGTTTCTTCGATAAGCTGACGCCCCCGAATAGTTACCGGGTAAGAGCCGTGAATAGTAAAATTGCGGATCATCGTTTTGTCTCCCTTCGATGGTGGTAGGGGCGGGGCCGGGCGAAGCCCGGGCCAGGCCCTTAGCTGGTTGTTTTCTTTACGTTTTCGGGCTTGTAAAAGCCGACGCCGCGAACCGCATTATCGACTTTAATGCGCTTGTCGGTCACCTTCACGACCGTACCTTGAACCCAACAATCCGGGTCAACCCAAGCGCAAAGAACCAGAACCTGTTCCCCGATTTCGTAATTGTTGGTCATCGTTTTGTCTCCCTATCGACAGTTTTGTTATATTGACTATACACCTCCCAATGTGGGATGCAACAGGGAAACGCACAAAAAAGGCAAAAAAAATGGCACCGACTAAAGAGGTACATTTCCGGCTGAGACGCAGCACCGTTGACAAGCTGCGCGAGGAATTAGACCGATCACCGCACCGCAGTCTGACGGCGCTGGCTGATGAGTTGCTTGAAGAGGCCATCAGGAATCGCCGCAATGACATCGATTGCCGGGACGAAAGCCGCGATGACTAACAGCCGCACAAAAGGACGTTCCGGGGAATATGAGGTGCAACGCATCCTTCATGCTGAACTGGGGCTCACGTTCAAACGGGACATTGAGCAATTCCGTCAGGCTGACCGTGGTGATCTGCTTTGCGTCGATATGGATTTTCCGGCGGTGATTGAGGTGAAGCGTTACGCCAAGGGCGGGGAGACGCCGCGCGGTGCGTGGTGGGATCAGGCCTGCAAGGCTGCTAAAAGCGCCGACAAGTGGCCCTTGCTTGTGTGGCGCTTCGACAGAATGGACTGGCGCTGGCGCATGCCTGCTGCCGTCCTGATCGATCTTGGCAAGCCATTAAACTATATCGGCGCACGCGACGATGCGGTTCTTGATTGGGGCTATGCGGTGGAGATGGATACAAGGACAGCGATGACAATGATCAGAGAGGTGCTGGCGCATGAGGCCGCTTTACGAATCAGCCGCTGATCTGCAAAACGAGCGCGTCGTTGCTGATGCCTTGGCCGCGCACGGTTACGAGGTCATCAAGCTGCCTATCCAGTATCGCCTTGACTGGCTGCTGCGCCGCAATCAGCAACCCGTTGCGTTTGCCGAGGTCAAAGCACGCAAGTGCAACCTCAACACTTATCCCACGGTCATGATCAGCTTGTCGAAGGTGATACACGCCAGAATGCTGGCCGACACGACTGGCTTACCGTGTTATCTGATTCTCTTTTACCGTGATTGCATCGCACGTTTAAACTTTAGCGATGATTTCACGGTGAATCCCGGTGGTAGGACTGACAGAAATGATCCACAGGATCAGGATGTCTGCGCCTACTATCCGGTCACCCGGCTGACCAAAATCAGTCAATCGTAAACGTCGAAACGAGGTAAATCGATGGAAGCATATGTTGGAACCGGCGGCGGCGCAGACCGCATGCCACTGATCAAATACAGCGCAATGGACGGCTCGTTCCGCACCAGCGACCGAGTCAACGAGGGCGGCGAATGGCGCAGCGTTGATGAGGAAATCCAGCTGCCGACGCAGATGGTAATGGATTTCGCAAACGTCGAAATCGGCTGGATCAAATACAACCCGAAGCCCGATTTCATTATGGTGAAATCCGGCCAGCCCCGGCCAGAGCGTCCCGACGAATTGGATGCCGAAGGCAAGCCAGCTTACAAATGGGGCTTTCGCATCCAGTTGGGCAATCCAAACGTCGGCCTGCGCGAGTTAAGCACCAGCAGCAAAAACGTCTATGACGCAATGCTGGCGCTGTTCAAGTCGTGGGAATCTGGCAAAGCAGCCAATCCCGGCATGATGCCGGTGGTTGAGATCAGCGGGACGACGCGCACTGAAGCAGGCTGGCGCGTCCCCAACTGGTCGATCTCCAAATGGGTCCCGGCACCTGACTTCATGTCCGGTGCTACATCGCAACCCGCACCAGCAGCAGCGGCACCGGCAGCAACACCGGTCCCGGCGGCAGCCTCGCAACCTCCAGCGGCAACTGGCTCCGATTACTTCTGATGCGGCGGGGCGGCGCTGGTTTCTTCCCCAACAGCGCCGCCCCAACCTTTACACGGGGAAGGGCTTGGGGAAGCTATGACAAATCTTTCAGCACATTTCGAGGCCATTGCCCTTGGCGAATTAGGGCCACCGCATAGCAAGCGCGGCACTGAATGGCGCTACGGCAACCACGGTAGCCTGTCGCTTTGCACCCGCAAGGGCGTTTGGTTCGACCACGAGGCCAACGAGGGCGGGGGAATCGTCGGATTGATCGCACGCCAACGCGGCACCACGATGGAAAGCATCTCCACCATCTTGGAGCGCGAATACGGCGTGCAAAGGCG